ATGTTGCAATCACAAAACAAAATGAAGGGTTTAATGGTTGGAGCTTTATCTTTAGGGATGCCAGGCATAGGCGGAACAGTAATGCGATTAGATGCTGCTAAAGCAATTAAAGATGCTGCTACTCCAGAAAAAGCACACAAAGAATATACAACACAATTTAAAGCAAAAATGAGTAATAAAAAACCACCGAAAAAATCAAACATTATTACTGATGCCATAAGTGGTGTGAAAGCTACTTTAGGTGGTGGTGATAAAAAGCAAGAGTTAGGACAATAAATGCCAGTTATACAATTACACAATAGGTATAAAAAGTTAGTTGATCTTCGATCCAATTGGGAAAACCATTGGCAAGAAATAGCTGATTATGTTCTGCCTAAGAGAGCAGACATAATAAAAGAGAGAACAAGGGGAGATAAGAGAACAGAACAAATCTATGATGGTACTGCTCTTCATGCCCTCAACTTACTATCTTCCTCCCTCCATGGTATGCTGACTAATGCGGCAACCCCTTGGTTTTCTCTTCGTTATAAAGATCCAAACTTAGCAACTGATGAAAACAATGAATGGTTAGAGGCTGCTAACCAGGCAATGTATATTGCTTTTGATAGATCTAACTTTCAACAAGAAGTACATGAGCTGTATTTAGATTTATGTGCCTTTGGTACTGCGTGTATGTATATTGAAAATGATCCTAACGATCTTTTACGATTTACAACAAGACACATTAAAGAAATTTATATCCAGGAAAATTCTAAAGGTAGAATTGATACAGTATTTCGTGAGTGTAAAATGGCTGCACGAAACATTGTTGAAATGTTTGGTGAGGAAAATGTATCAGAAAGAATTAAAAAAGTAGCAAGAGATGATCCTTATATGGATCTTACTATTGTTCATGCAGTAATGCCGAATGATGATGCTAACCCATACAAAGTAGATAACAAAAGTATGCCTTTTATGTCCGCATATTTTGATCCAGAGGACATGAAGATGATCTCCCTTGGTGGTTTTGAGGAGTTTCCTTATTTGATTCCTAGATGGTCAAAATCGAGCTTTGAGGTCTATGGCAGATCTCCATCAATGATTGCTCTCGCTGATATTAAAATGATTAATAAAATGTCAGAAACAACTATTAGAGCTGCACAAAAACAAATTGATCCACCTTTATTAGTTCCCGATGATAGTTTTATTTTACCGATTAAGACTACTCCAGGGGGATTAAATTTTTACAGATCTGGATCAAGAGATAGAATTGAGCCATTACAAATCCAAGCCAATACTCCTGTTGGTTTAAATATGGAAGAACAAAGACGACAAGCAATTAGACAAGCATACTTTGTTGATCAAATATTAATGGAGCAAAATGTGCAAATGACCGCAACTGAGGTAATGAAAAGAAATGAGGAGAAGATGCGATTACTTGCTCCTGTTCTTGGTAGGTTACAAGCGGAGATGTTACGACCACTTATCTCCAGGTCTTTTGCAATACTGATGCGTCAAGGTGCATTACCACCAGCTCCAGAAGATCTACAAGGATTAGAAATAGATATTGAATATGTTTCTCCATTAGCAAAAGCTCAACGAGGTCAAGATGTCCAGGCAATTATACAAGCAATGGAAATTTTAACACCGCTTAACCAACTAGCACCTGTTATGGATATATTAGATACTGATGCAATGGCAAATCATGTTGCGGATGTACTTGGTGTACCAGCTAAAGTTTTACGATCTGAGGGTGAAGTACAGCAGATGAGAGAAGAAAGACAAGAGGCACAAGCAGCACAAACAGAATTAGATCAAGCAGAACAAATAGCAAAAGCTGCGGGATCTGCAACACCAGCATTAAAGGAGGTAATGGGTGGCTGATCCACAAAAAATAATTGAACAACTTAAAAAAGATTACCAACATATATTTGATACAGATGAGGGTAAGAGAGTTTTATCAGATTTACAAAGACGATGTTTTTTTACAGTTAGTACATTTGTACCAGACAATGCAAACGAAACCTTTGTAAGAGAAGGGCAGCGAAGTGTTGTTCTTCATATAATTAACATGATAACCAAAAAGGAAACCTAATGGAAGAAAATCAGACAACTGCACCCGAACAACAAACGGAGCAGCCTGGAGCAATCCAACAACCAACAACACCACAAGAAACAACTTGGATCTCTTCACTACCAGAAGATTTACAATCAAATGAATCATTAAAAAAATTTAGCTCAATTGAATCCCTGGCAAAAAGTTATGTCAATGCGGAGAGTATGATTGGTGCTGATAAAATGATTAAGCCAAATAAAAATTTTTCGGATGAAGATTGGAATAATTTTTATACAGCTGCGGGGCGACCTGATGAGGCAAAAAATTATGAGATTACTTATGAAACAGATAATCCAGAAGCATTAGATAATTTTAAAACATCAGTACACAAATTAGGATTATCTACTTCACAAGCCCAGGGCATTCTCGATTATTATACAGAAATGAATAAAGGGGCAACTGAGGCTGCAACAAGAGATTTAGAACAACAAAAACACCAGCAAGAGTTAGAGCTAAGAAAAGAATTAGGACAGCAGTTTGAGCCAAGTGTAATGAAAGCAAGACAAGCTGCACAAACTTTTGCAAGTGAAGAAATATTAAATATACCTTTAGCGGATGGATCTACATTTAAAGATCATCCCGCTATTATAAAAATGTTTATGGGTATAGCTGATAAGATGGGTGAGGATGTTATTCGTGCAGAAGGTGATACTAATTTCTTATCACCAATTGAAATTGATAAACAAATTGCAGAATTAACACAACCTAATATGCCTTACTGGAATAAAACACATCCAGATCACGATAAGGCAGTAGCCCAAGTATTAGAATTGCGGGAAAAGAAACCAAGAGATAATCCCGAAATAAGTTTCCAACCAGGAATGGTAGGATAGATCACAACCGAAAGGCGATCAAGACAGCTGGGAAAGACTAGAAATCTAAAAGATTTAAAATCCAGGAAAGCCCCATGATGGATAAGCTAACCGATTTAAACAAAACTATGAAAGGAAAATTGTTATGTCAGTAAATGTAACAACTTCTTTTGTGGAGCAATATTCCGCTAATGTTCAGATGCTATCCCAGCAAATGGGATCAAAACTTAGAGGAGCAGTTGATGTCGAATCAATCAAAGGAAAAAATGCTTTCTTTGAACAAATCGGCAAAGTTACAGCTCAACTAAGAACATCAAGACACGGAACGACTCCGCAAATTGATACCCCTCATTCAAGACGTAGATTAAATACTGCGACTTACGAGTGGGCAGACTTGATTGACGATGCTGATAAAATCAGAATGTTAATCGATCCGACTTCTTCTTATGCTAAAGCAGCAGCTGCGGCTATGGGAAGAGCAATGGATTCAGTAATTATAACAGCAGCTCTAGGTGCAGCAGATACAGGTGTATCTGGTGGTACTTCAACTGCCCTACCATCTTCTCAAAAAGTAGCTCATGGTAGTGCTGGTTTAACTGTTGCTAAGTTACTATCCGCAAAAAAAATCTTAGACGAAAACGATGTAGATCCATCTGTAAAAAGATACTGTGTAGTATCTCCAGAACAGATTGAAGATCTATTAAATCTTACTGAGGTAAAGAGTTCTGACTTTAATACTGTTAAAGCTCTAGCCCAAGGTGATATTAATTCGTTCTTAGGATTTGAATTTATCACATCTAACTTACTTACAGCAGATGCAACTCCAAGCAGACAAGTTATTGCTTTTGCAGCTGATGGTATCAAGTTGGGTATTGGTAAAGATATAACCGCTAAAATAAGTGAAAGAGATGACAAATCTTATTCTACACAAGTTTATTATTGTATGGACTTAGGGGCAACCCGAATGGAAGAAGAAAAAGTTGTTGAAATCGCTTGTAACGAATAGGAGATAAATTATGGCTAGTGTGAAAAGTGTAAACATTACTAATCTTGATGCATCTCCTAGTGTGATGATTGATTCTAATAATTCATCCAGCCCAATTATGGTTTGGCATGATACTTATGAAGCATCATCTTTAGCGAGTGGATCAGATATAACTATCGGAAGAATACCAGCGGGTGCAACAATTCACGATGTAATCTTGAAATGTGATGCTCTTGGTGGCTCTTCAACTTTAAAAGTTGGTGATTCTGATGACGATAACCGCTACTTAGAGGCTGTCGGCACATGGAACGCAGCTGGGCAAGTTCAATCTATGCTTGGCGGATCAACTGCTGCTAATACCGCTGTTGCGGGATTAGGTTATAAGTTGAGTGCTGCAACAGATTTAATAATTACTACTGGTGGTGCAAGTATCACAGGTACAATTTATTTCTGGGTACATTACTCAATGTAATTAACTCGGGGGCTTTTATAGCCCCCATTTTTTTTAAAGGAAAAACAATGGCTAAAAAAGGTTTATACGCAAACATGAACGCAAGAAAAAAAGCTGGTACATCCAGACCAAAAAGTAAAAGTACAGTAAGTGCAGCTGCATACAAAAATATGAAAGCTGGATTTCCAAAAAAAAAAGGTAAGTAATGGCATCAACAGTTGAAATGTGTAACTCGGCATTAAATATGCTGGGAGCATCAAATATAATATCTCTTACAGAAGATAGTAAAAACGCAAGGTTACTTAACCAGCGATATGTTTCGGCAAGAGATGCAGTATTTAGATCTCACAACTGGAATTGTTTAATTAAAAGAGTTGAGTTGGCAGCAGATACAGATGCCCCCGCTTTTGAATTTACTTATCAATATACTCTTCCAAGTGATTGTATTCGTGTCATTAGAACACAATACTCTAATGATGTTGATAGTGATATTTTTAAAATAGAGGGTAGAAAATTATTAACAGATGAATCAGAAATAAAAATTGTTTATCTGGCAAGAAATACAGATGTGAACGAATATGATGCATTATTACAAGAGGCTATTGCCGCAAGATTAGCATCAGAATTAGCTTATGCAATTACGCAATCAAATTCTGTAATGCAATTAATGCAAGGCATTTACGAAAACAAAATACGAGAAGCTAGATTTATGGATGCTACCGAAGGTACAGCAGATAAACTAGAGGCTAACGAATTTATAACAGCAAGGTTTTAATTTATGGCAAGAGCATCTTTTGCAATATCAAACTTTACAGCGGGTGAATTATCTCCGCAGCTAGATGGAAGAACAGATCTAGGTAAATATTTTAATGGAGCAAAAACATTAGAAAATTTTACTGTCTATCCTCATGGTGGAGCATCAAGACGACCAGGCTCAATGTTTGTGCATGAAGTAAAAGATAGCGATAATAAAACAAGAATTATACCTTTTGAATTTTCAACAACAGATACTTACATCTTAGAATTAAGTAATCAAAAAATTAGATTTTATAGAGATGGTGGTATTATAACTGAAACTGCAAAAAATATAACTGCTATTACAAAAGCCAACCCAGCTGTTGTTACATCAAGTAGTCATGGTTTTACTAATGGTGATCATGTTATTATTTCTGGAGTAGGGGGAATGACAGAAGTAAATGGTATTACCTTTACTGTTGCTAACTCTACAACCAATACTTTTTCTTTACAAAATTATGATGGCACAGCCATTAATTCTACAAGCTATACAACTTATACATCGGGTGGCACAGCTGCAAAAATTTATGAAATTGCATCTCCTTATGCTACCGCAGATATTCCTAATATAAAATTTGCTCAAAGCTCAGATATTATGTACCTGGTGCATCCAACATATTCTATTCGTAAATTATCACGATCCGCCCATACATCTTGGGCATTATCAGAAGTATCAATAACAACAGGCGAAGATATAACTGTGAGTGCTATTACAAAAGCAAATCCAGGAGTGGTTACTACATCAACAAATCATGGATTGATTAAAGGTAATTTCATTACTTTTACCAGTATTGGTGGAATGACACAGTTAAATGGCAATGTATATAAAGTAGGTAATGTATTAAATGAATTTTCTATAACTGGTATTACCCAGGCTAACCCTGGTGTAGTAACAACATCCGCAGCTCATGGTTTGGCTGTTGGTGAAAAAGTTACAATTACTGGTGTTAAAGGAATGACACAAGTTAATGATACAACCTTCACAGTTAAAACTGTACCATCATCAACTACTTTTAGTTTGTCCGATGCGGTGGGAGCAAATTGGAATACAACAGATTATACTGCGTATGCATCTGCTGGTACTGTAACAACACCCGATTTAAAATTTGAAATACAAGATTCAGATGGTAATGATCTAAACACTAGCAGCTATGGTACATTTTCTGCTGGAGGTAGTGATGTTGTTACTAAATTAACAAGCCCAGTATTAAATAAAACAACAGGCACATATCCAAGCTGTGTTGTCTTTTATGAACAACGATTAATTTTTGCTAGTAGTAATAATGATCCGCAAACAATATGGTTTTCTAAAACAGATTCCCTGGAAGATTTTACAGTAGGATCTGATTCTGCTGACGCAATGACATATTCTATTGCATCCAATAAAGGTAATGCCATTAAATATTTAACAGTTACCAGGTCTTTAATTTGCGGTACAGCTGGTGGTGAGTTTTCAGTAACAGCATCCTCATCTGCCGAGCCTATTACACCAACAAATATACAAATAAAAAAACAATCAAGTTATGGATCATCGGATATTGATGCAGTATCAATTGGTAATGCTACGATGTTTGTTCAACGAGCTAAAAGAAAAGTAAGAGAGCTTGTTTACAATTATGATACTGATGGTTTCATAGCTCCAGACTTAACAATATTAGCCGAGCATATTTCTGATTCTGGTATTACCGAAATGTCTTACCAACAAGAGCCTCAAAGTATTTTGTGGTGTGTAAGAACAGATGGAGTTTTATCGGGATTAACGTATGCAAGAAACGAGCAAGTTGTTGGATGGCACAGACATATATTTGGTGGTGTCTTTGGATCTGGTAATGCAGTTGTTGAAAGTGTGGCAACTATTCCTGGAGATCTTAATGAAGATGTGACTTATGTTATTGTTAAAAGGACAATTAATGGAGCAACCAGGAGATATGTTGAATACTTACAACCAGTAGATTATGGCTCAGATTTAACAGCTGCTTTCTTTGTTGATAGTGGATTAACGTATTCTGGTGGAGCAACAACAACTATATCGGGATTACATCATTTAATTGGTCAATCAGTAACAATATTAGCTGATGGATCTACACATCCAAATAAAACAGTTAGTGCAACAGGCACAATCACATTAGATAGATCATCAACTAAAGTACAAATTGGTTTAAATTATAATTCAACATTACAAACAATGCGATTAGAGGCGGGTAGCCAAGATGGTACTGCCCAGGGAAAAACAAAACGTATTCATAATTTAACAGTTCGATTATTTGAAACTGTTGGATTGTTAGTAGGAAAAGATACATCTAATTTAGATAGAGTTCCATTTAGATCTAGTGCAGCTGCAATGGACACAGCTGTGCCATTATTTACAGGAGATAAAGAAATCGAATTTGATGCTGATTATGATACAGATGGTTTCATTGTCATACAACAAAACCAACCATTGCCGATGAATGTGATAGCATTATATCCGCAATTCTCAACTTACGATGGCTAGTTTAATTGCATTTAAAAAAGACCATGCTCACGCAATGGTACAGGGAATAATGAACAGTTCATACACCCAGGTGGATGATAATTTGCGACCATTACTTGATGGTTTGGAAGTAGAGAATATGAGTTTTACTGCTATCGATAATGATAAAAATATTATTTGTAGTGGTGGTATCGTTCCTATGTGGGAAGGTGTTTACGAGGGATGGGTAATGGCAAGTCAATTGTCATACAAACATCCAGTAACATCTGCCAGGGTAATTAAACAAGGATTAGATAAATTGATAAAAGATTTTAATGTTGTTCGTTTGCAGACAGCTGTAAAAAAAGATTTTGAAACAGGTAAAAAATTTGCTGCCTGGCTTGGAATGACATTAGAGGGCGAGATGCCAAAATACCAAAATGAACAAGACTATTTAAGATATGCGAGGATATGTAAATGATTAATCACCCAGCTGCACCACAAGACAGCTTTGCTTTTAGTAATAATATAAACCATGAGCCAACGACTATGATAGCTGCTGGAACAGCAATTTCTGCTGGATCTAGTTTGTATAGTGGATTTGCCCAAGCTAATGCGTATGAAGCCCAAGCAGAAGTTGATAGACAAAATGCAGATTTAGCAGATCAAAATGCAGATGCTATATTAGAATTAGCTTATCAAAATATAATTGCTTTTGAAGAACAGTATGATTCTTTTGAAAGTGATACTGTTGTTAATTATGCTAAATCGGGTGTGGATTTAAGCAGCCCAACTGTAATCGAGGTAATGCACAAAAATCGTTCTAATGCAGAAGTAGAAAAAGCAAACATTAGATACAATGGAAGAATAGGAGCAAACTCTGAAATTGTAAATGCAAATCAATTACGAACATCCGCAGCAATAAATGAAATGAACGCAAAAACAGCAAAGATAGTTGGCATTGCTAACGCAGCTGCTGCATCTATAAATGCGTATGGTGGTTATAAACAGGTTAAAACGCAATCATTATTTAATGAATCAATGTTAGTTTCACAAAATGCTTTTACAAGACAATTAATAGAAATGAATAACGAGTTTAGAACAAAATTAACAAATTTAGGAGTTTATAACTAATGGTAAAAATTAAAAAATATACACCTACAACAGGAGTAACTCCCAAGCCAAATACATTAAGTGGTATTCGATATAATCCAGCTGATTCTTCAAGAGGTTTTGATGCTTTGGCAAGAGTAGGACAAACTACTGCTAATGTTGGTATGAATTTATTACAGCAAGAAGAAAGTAATAAAGCAAGAGCTAATGAATTAGAGAGTAAACAAGAATTAGAATTAATAGAAACTTTAGATAATCAAGCTAATACATTTTTTGCTATTAAAACAAAAATGGATAGGTCTAATAAATTAAATAAAGCTATGGATCTTGCATTAAATGGTAATGGAAATATGATGGGATTAAATGGTATTAAAAAAGAATTTCAAACTAGCCCAGATTATTTAAACGCAGAAGAAGGTTTTGCTAATGCATCTTTAGCTGTCAAAACAAGAGTGTTAGCAACTATTGATGATGATGTTGTTAGACAAGATTTTGAAACAAAATTTTCTAATAAAAATGATTCATATTCAATAGATGTAATGAATAGTTCTTTTAAAACAGGACTAGCACAACGTACATCTGCCTATAAAAAAGAAGAGGCAGATTTATTATATGATTTAGAATTTGGAAATCCAAATGACCAAATTGCAGCAGAAAATAGATTGCTTGGATTAAATGGAGTAACAGGTATTCACGAAGAAGCATTTAATGAAGGTATTATAAATGCTACTCCAGATGTTGCTAATTATTATACTCTTGGAAAAGTAGAATATATTAAAGCAAAATTAGCCATTGCAGCAGATCCCCAGGCTTATTTAGATTTAGCTAATGGTGATCCAGATAAATATCCTTTTAAAAATTTATCATTAGAGCAACGAGCAGATTTAGATATTACTGCACAAAAAGCGGTTACTACAATTAATAATAAAATAACATCAAATACGAATAAATTAATTAATGAAAATATTTCTAATTTTAATGACATAAAATCAGATTTAAAAAATGGTATTATGCCTGTTGATGGTTTGCAAAACTTGGCAAAGTATAAAGCAATAGCTGACACACTAGGAGATACAGACACAGTTAATCAAATAAACGATTATATGCAAATGTATGAAACTTACAATGAAGCTATACAAATGACACAAGGAGAAATAGCAGATGAATTAAATGCAGCCATAGGAGAAAAAAATAAAATTAATGCAAAAATATTAACTGGTATTGATCCAGAAGATGCTGAACAAGGTTTTGATACCGCAGCTAAAGGTGTGCCAAATGATTTAATATTAAAAATACAAGCTCTTGAATCAGTACAATCTAAAATGAATACTGCTCTTAATACTGATAGTTTACGATGGGCAGAGCAAACAGGCTTAATAGAATTGGAAGATATTAATTGGATTACTGCAAGTGAGGAAGAATTTAATACCTGGGTAAATAACCGCAAAGCACAAAACAATTTAACAATGGCTAAATATGGCACAGTAAATAATTTAATTACAAAAGAAGATCAAGCAACCATAATGAATTTGTGGCAAAATCCAGAAACAAGTAACACCGATAAAATATTTTTAATTAAACGATTAGCTGCCTTTGATGAAAAAGCAGACGAAGTATTTTCTGAAATTTTATACAAAGGTGAGGGTAAAAATGAATCTAAATATTTTGCTCATATAGCGGGATTAATAAATACAAAAGGTTTTGATAATACATCTTCCATGTTAGCTCTTGATTTCTTTCAAGGTTTTGAAATGCGAGATAATGAATCTGTACCATCGGCACAAACAATGTTTGGAAATGAAGATGTTAATAGAACAGATGATGCAAGAATAGTATTTAATGAAAAAATTGATGGATCTTTACATAATGTCAGTAGTAATTTTATGGAAACATTATTTGATATGGCACAAATTATTTATGTAAATAGAAACAGAGATAGTAAAAGCACAAAATTTGCTGCTAAAGAAAAAGAATTATTTTCCTCAATTGTAGAAGAATTAATTGGATCAACAACAATTGCTAAAGGCAATGAAATGGTTAAAGTTGGTGGTGTTGGAGAATTTAATGGTCAAGCAACTTTTGTACCATCTTGGATGGAAACAGAAAGTTTTGAAAAAGTTATTACAGGATTACTCCAGGATGAGTGGGATATATTATTAAATGATCAAATACCCGAATATAAGTATGGAGAAAAAAGCGGTACATTTGAATTAAATGGTGGCATATTTAATGTTGATGGAGATGGACAACCTTATTTATGGGTAATTGATGATGGTAAATATATTGTATCTTTTTCACAGCCCTGGAATAATACTGATCCACAATATGTTGGCACATCATCGGCAAATGGATCTAATGGTTATTTTGTTTTAGATCTAAATTTAATCAAAGATAAAATTATTAGTAAATATAAATGAGTGGTATTTTTTTTGAGCCTGGCAGCACCTTATCGGTGTTGGATGTGGCAAATAAAGCTAAAGGTGAACGAACAGATTTTAGCCAAAACTATGAGGCAGCTAAAGCTGATTTTTTTGGTAGGCTTAGATCTGATTCTAAAGCAGCTGCTTTTACAAAATTATTTAAAGAAAATGATGAATTAATTTCACAGCTTGGTGGTAACATTGGAATTAACCCATTATTATTAGATCATCCAGAAGCTCTTAGAAGTTCCGCAGCTGATGATTTGGCTAATAGTATTAATGATGATTTAATGAATAGTGTTGATGTTTTTGATACAGAAGATTTTTTAACATCTTATGATACTAATTTAGATTTCTATTTTAAAGAGCTTGATAAACTAAAAGCAAATGAGCCAGAAAAATATAAAGATGTAAAAACAAGAGATCAAATAGACAAAGAAGTAATTGAAAATGCAAGATTAGCCTGGGAAACAAATCAAGATGTAATGCGTAATGCCAAGCCTGGTTTGTTTGGTTGGAATTGGGGGCAATTAGCGGGTGGACTTAGAGCTGGTATAACTGATCCAGTTATTTTAGGTACATTACCTTTAGGTGTGGCAACAGGTGGTTGGTCTACAACAGGCACAATAGGGATGCAGTTTCTTAAAACTTTTGCTGTTGAGGCATTAATAGGTTTTGGGGCAGAAGCTGCCATACAAAAAGAAGTTTATCGTTATAACAATAATGAATTAGATATTGAATACACCGCCCAAGAGGCAGCAGCTGCAATGGTTACTGTTGCTGTTGCTAGTGGTGTTTTAGGTGATGTTGTTTTAGGTTTATTTAAAGGAGGTAAATTTACTAAAAATCAATATGAACAATTTATTATTCAAAGAGATAAAGGAAAATGGTTTGGTAAACAATTAAAAAAAATGATTAAAAAAGGAGATCTTAATGCCGAGCAAATTATGCTTATGTCATTAGAGGGATTAAGCAGATCTAACACAGTAAAATTTGTTAATGCATTACCAGATAATATTAAAACAAAAGAAGTAAAAGCATTTTTACATCAACAAGAAATGGCAATAGATGATGTTGATCAAAATCCTTTTATGGATAATTTAATTGATAATTTAAAAAATGAACAAGAAATAGAAA